CTATAATTCATTAATATTTAATCGTCGCTGTAATTCCCTCACTGCGTTAGATACAGGACTAATCACGCCATCTTGTGTTGTGCCTAAATATCTTTGTAAAGCTTTGATTGTACCTTGCCCACACAATCCGTCTTGAGCAATGCCTAAGAAACCTTGTAAAGCTCTGATGACATTCGATCCAGTCAATGTATTGTCAAATTGAGCAGCGTAAATATTTTGGTTAAATGTTTGTTTGAACTGATGACTGATCACACCGTCTTTGCCAGCAGTATCAAAGTATTCTTGCAGACGTCTAGCAGTTGCATTTCCAAATTGACCGTCAAGAGCCAATTGGATCATCTGTGGTTTATTGTCTGTATTAGCAGTTCCTCCATCGATAATACGGTAGAAATTATGTTGCAGTTTTGTACTCATGTACGCATCATTAGTGTCTACTGCGATCCCATTATGCGTATAAGAGCAATGGATAAATGAGCCGTTACTTAGAAAAATACCTGTATGACCAGCTGATCCATTTGACCCTCCAGGAGTACCTGAAATAAAAATATCACCTCGTTGTACTTCTGATCGAGTAATTTTTTTCAGTTTAGTTCCCACCATACCGAAGAGAGTTTCAGTATTTCCCATTGATCCAGAAGGCAAGAAGCCTCCAGCAATCATTGAGAAAAAAACTGCAGAACTGCAATCGTAAGAATTAGGTCCAAGCCGACGGGTCATTGAATACGTAACTTTACCTAGTCGATCCTGCATCCATTTAATCATTGACTCTTTACTCATTTTTGTCCTCCTTTGGTTTGCTGTAGCTCAATGCTTGTTCGCTGTCAGATACACCTTTAGTCGTTGGATCCGTAACAACTCCTAATATAGATAGGAATGCGAATGCTGCATTAATAATATCAAGCAATTGCTTATTGATCACATCAATCTCAAAATTGTAACCAAATGGGACAGCAATAACTTGTGCTAAAAGCAATGCTGCTGGCACCACTGCTAACCAGAATGATTTATTCTTCATTCGTACTTTCCAGTTAATATTTTTCATCTTCTTCTCTCCCTAAATAAAGTTTTAATTTGTTGCGTATGTTCCACCAATTTTTCTGCGTGTGTATCTAATCTTTCATCGTGTTTCTTCAATTCTTCATGAATAGTAATGCGATCAGATTTACTTGCTTCTAAATCTTTAGTCAGTAAATCTAAATTTCGGCTTACTTTTGAAAGAGTCTCAGTAATCTTCGAGAAAGATGCAGTAATTGGTTTTATTACTAATAAAATCAGAGAAACGATAGCAGTTATTGATCCTGCTATCGCTCCCCATTCCCCTAAATTAATCATGTGACAACTCCTTAAATAAAAATAAAAAAGTGTACTCGTTTGAGTCCACTTTCACACTGCTATATTTTATTTGGATTAATTGTATCTGTTTCTATTATTGGCACATCTAATGTTTTTAACTTTTTGAATCTTTCAACATCATTAACGCCATAAATTTGGTACATAATTCCAGATTTGTTTAATTTTTCAATTAACTTATCTGTCGCTAGAGTATTGGATACCGATAACAAAGCTTTGTTGTATTGCTTAACTTGCTGTATATCATCATCAATGCTATTTTTTGAATCATATAACCATGAAACCGTACAATCAGGATGATTATTTACTACCTTATCTCTAATTTTTTTATTTGTAAGAACGAAAAAAGAATGATCATATACATTATATTTTTTTAATGTATTTACAATTGATCTAACAAATTTATCGTTATTCCAATCTCCCTTTGATCCATCCACATTAACAATTAATTTGTCTTTACTTATTTCTTTAATTGCTTCGTCAAAAGTTGGTATATTAATTTTTCTGCCTTTATATTTTGGATAATTTGAAGTATCTACCGATAATTCTTTAAGCTGTTTGATAGTAAGCCTTTCTGGTTGTCCTTCTCCGTTCGTTGTCCTATCAAGAGTGTCATCATGCATCAAGAAATTCACTCCATCTTTACTAGTTCTTACATCAACTTCTACTGCATTATAGCCAAGTGACTTGGCTTCTCTCATGGCTTCAACTGTATTCTCTGGAGCAACTATATGTGCGCCTCTATGGGCTACTAGATAAGTTTCTTTATGGTTCAACAAACTACTGGATGAGTAAACGCATCCAGTTAAAACAATGGAAAATATAATTAATATCTTTGATATTTTTTTCACTTTCGGAATCACCTCAAAAACAAGTATATCAAATAAAAAAGACTAAGGTAATAATATATCGGTTTCTATCATAGGTGTTTTCTTTATAAGAAGGTGATTTAAATCTGTTTTAGTGTTCACGTTGTATATTTGATAATAAATATTTGTATTTCTCAGTTTTTCTAAAATATCATCTGTAACTATATTTAAAGGAATAGAGAGAAGTGCTTTCTGGTAACTTCTCACTTCCGTTATGGCATTATCAATCATGCTAGAATCCGTTAATAACCAAGATAAAGTAGCGTCTGGATAACTTTGATTAAACGCATATCTTTGAGACGTATTCGAAATAACAAAAAATGTATTTTGGTAAATTTCATATTTTTTAAGAATATTAATTATTTTCTTGGTAATTGCTGTATTTGAAAAGTCTATCTTTGATCCATCCACATTCAGTATTATATTTCCTGTGGAAATTATTTTTACAGACTCTTCAAATGTAGGTACCCTTAATATCTTGTTTTTATATTCTGGATAATTTGAAGTGTCAATTTCCAATTGACGAATTTGTTCCGAATCCATATTAGCAATATATCCATTTCCATTTGTCGTTCTATCGACAGTATCATCATGCATAATAAATAATTCGCCGTCAGAACTCGCTCGTGGATCTAACTCAATTGCTCCATATTTTAAATCAATTGCTATTTTATACGCCTCTATAGTATTTTCAGGAGCAAAATTATGTGCACCTCTATGGGCTGACAGTCGTAAATTTTCAACCATCAGCCAGTCGGGAAAGGGTCATCGGTATACCACCGCCCCGACACATAATGGTTCCCTGACGAATTGCCACCCACTCTTAGTAAGTTCGTTCCTTGACGTTCAACAAACGCACCTGCTACATAAGATGTTGGATTAGCTGCTTTTTGTATACTTAAAGGTACATTCCACGAAGTATCATCAAAATCAGTACTTAATCTAAATCCTATAGGAAGTTCATGAACATTAACAATGTCTGTAGCTCTTTTTAATTTAAATCTACCATAAAACTCTACGATATCTCCGATGCGCCTATATCTCCAACTTGCTTCACTAAGCTCCTCTTTGGCTGTCAAAGTAACGTCCTCAGTACCATAGCTAGCCACAGCAACTTTCGTTCTGTCTTGGTAATAAATATCCAATGCTTTTGGTGTAACTAACTTGTTTAAATCTGTTCCAGCTATTACTTCTGCATCTGTAGCAATCCGTTTTGTAATCATTTGAGTTGTTCTTTGTGGCGTCATAAATTTATTTGATGCTTCGCCCGTTTCTGCTTCTGTTTGAGTCGCAGTGCTAAAATTATCAACATTTCCAAGACCTATTATTTCTTTGGTTAGTTCTGTTTTTTTAGCATAAGTTTCTTCTGCAGTTGTTTTGTTTACAAAAGTTCCCTCTGCTTCCTCGATAGAATACGCACCAACTTGTTCAGCCGTGACCTTATGAGGATTCGATTTATTATTCGTATGCGCTTCTAGATCAGTTTCATTAGCTTTCAATGCTAAATCAGTTTCATTAGCAAAACCCGATTTATTTAAAACGGTTAATGGATTCAATGATACCATTAACTGCACCCCAATATAATCTGTATTGATATTAGATGCTGTCACTCCATTCGAACTATCTGAATAAGAAAGCACATGAATAAAACCATTAGAATCAATAAAATTGCTGTCATTGATCTCAGTAGTAAAGTCTGTAAAATCAGCAGCATCACCCTGAATTTTTGTAGTATATGAGTCAGTTGATTCAATAAATACTCCAACTTTTAAATTTTTATTATTTGGGGAACTGGCTTTTGCACGTGTCGTAACTGAAAAAGAAATAAAATTATCTTTAATAAATTTTACTTTTGCAGAGACACTCATTCCTTCAAAAATTCGAGGAGCTAGTTGTTCAATAGCTTTTACCGTATCGAACTTACTTAGTTGTTGAGGAATAACACTCCCTTGGCTAGAACCGACTGAAACACCTTGGTCATCACGCCCTACTAATTTGTTATAGTTTTCTTGAGTAATTTCAGCCCAATTTGCCGTCGGTTTTTTTAAACTTGTAGCTGTATAATCCGTATAAACAGAATGTGGATTTACTTCAATATTACCTGCTACTTTTCCTGCTAAATCCATCATTTTGGGGACATTTACTGGACCACTAAATAATTGAATTGCATCCGCATTTGTTAACCGTGTACTAAAATCTGCGGTCAAACGATTTTGTAAAGTACTTTGTCTAATACCTTGAGTGTCAGTACGCGCTTGAACAATTTCCGGATTACTATCTCCAGCCTGTGCAACTAAATCATCAAACTCATTTCTGAGTGAATCAAATTCTTGTTTATTTTGGTTTGCTCTCCCAATTGCTTGATTAGAATTTTCTACTGCTGTTTTTGAGTCAGCAATCGCTTGATCTGCTTTTTTATTTGCTTCGGTTCCTGCCGCTTCAGCAATTGATTTTGCTTCATTACCAGCATCTGTCGCTATTTTCTTAGCATCATTTGCAGCCGTAGAAGCAGTTTGCTTAGCTTCTGCTCCAGCTGTCTCAGCAATTGATTTTGCTTCATTACCAGCATCTGTCGCTATTTTTTTAGCGTCTTTAATTCCTTGCGTTAGATCAATTTCAAATTGATCTACTTTGGAGGATGAGTTATTTGCTAAATCAATGGCTTCGTTAATCTTAATACGACCTTTATTAAGGGTATCTGTTTCTTGGATATGTTCAACAGTCATCATCAATCACCTACCTTATCTTTATAAACAGCTTCGATTGTCATTTTCTGTTCAATGCGTTCTCCAAATAAAATAAAAGAACCATCTACATTATTAGATAGTTCATCATAAATTTCTTGAATAGTTTGATTCACTTCTGCAGTGAATTCTTCACCATTAATTTTTTTCACTTTGACTAGCATTAAAATTGACCCCCTAATTGAGATTGAATGAAGACACGACAAGTGACTTGTGCTTCAATGCGTGCTAATTTGTTTGGTTTAATTTGTATCGTGTGGCTTCCGCGCTGTATTTGTCCGCTACTTGTCTTTTTCAAATAATCAACTAAATTCAATCTATTCTGACTTGTTTCGTGATGCGGAATAGTCTTACCATCTACAATAATATCTACGCTTGAAGCCGAATCGTTTGCTTGGAAAATCCCCCATTCAAGCGGATGAGTATGCTCTGGAAGCACAACATTATGTTTATGAGATGGAATTTTTACTGTATGCGTATGGCTTGGAATATTAACACTATGTGTATGATTGGGAATATTGACGCTGTGAGCATGACTTGGTATAGAAACATTATGTGTGTGCGCTGGAACATTGATTGTAAAATTATGTGAATGATTTGGAATATTAACAGTGTGCGTGTGATTATCCACTGCTTCTGCCGTATAAATTTTTCCTGATGAGCCTTCCATTTGTAAAAGACTGCTACCATACGCTTTATATCTTGTTGTTTGGATAGGTCCCGAACCATTAACAGATTCAAACATCATATGCCTGTGCGTACCATTAGCACTAGATGTTTGAGTCGACCCGCCACCTACACTTGTTGAAGAACCTTGATAAGAACCACCACCAGAACCAGAAGTAGTTACTCCGCCACCGCCAGCTGTAGTAGATTGAACTGATCCTCCACCTGCGCTACTTGTTTGGCGACTGCCACCACCTGCCGAACTTGTTTGTGTCGATTGTCCACCTGCTTCGCTAGTTATCGTTTTAGCGCCACCACCTTTTACTGCTTTGGTATAACCTCGGTAACGTTTTGTTTTGAAAGTTAATTCGACGGTATTCACATGGAAAACATCATCATCTAGATAGAACTCAATCTCTGCAGGATAAGCAGATTCGCAATTGTCCTGGTATGAATAATTCAAAATATTCGTTGCACCTTGACTATAGGTTTCATTTATTTGCTGCTTACGACTAAGATCGGACATGGTGGTATTGATATCATCTTTCAAATTTCCTAGTTCCAATTGGATAGACTGTGGTGCACCAAAAACATCCGATTTACTTTCTTTCTTAATCCTCAAGCTAAATGATCCATATTCATTTGTATTGATCATTACGACTGTGCCTTGTCGCAATTTATCGATTTCTAAAGGGGTATCTGTCAATTTGATTAAATCAGCAGCAGAAACCTTCCAGGATACTTTGGGAATGGACCATTTTTTTAACATGCTAATCGCATTGTCTTTCAATGCCTGGGCAATCGTAAAACGCTGATCTACCCAAACGTACTCAATCAACCCATATTTTTTGATTGATTTAGCATCTTCAACGTAAGGAACATTATTATTGACTGATTTAATATTCAATTGATTCACACCTTCACCAGCACCAAGCGGGTATACTCGATTAACCAAATTATTCGGGTCAGTTTCAATTTCAAAACCTTCCATATTGTAGCCTTCTTGTATACGACAAACAGGCTCTGTTGGTGGTTTTACAAGTGATAACTCAAATGGATAAACTTGTGTGTTCCATAACCACATATAGTCCTCATCAAAGGCTTTTGGTATAGAAAACAACGCATCAGCCAATCCATTTTCATTTTCCCATGCATAGCTGAAATAACGAGTGAACTCACATTTTTTTAGAATCCAATGCTTTGTTTTCTGCTGATTCAATACATAGTTAATCACATCAGCAGTTGTTCTGTTGACTAACTCATGGTAACCAAAAAGGACACTATCAAGTAGCGTCCCTATGACATGCATTGCAGTATATTTGATAGAATAGTTAGTTGGATCTTTTTGAATAGTTGATGGCAAAATACGATACAAACCAATGTATTCATTTTCGTTGTCTGTTAATTCTACATATTGCAATGCTTGTATCATAGAATTTTTTGTGTCATAAAGCGGCATTTTAAATTCAATGGATCCAATCTCATTTTCTATTTTTTCATAACTCACATCATGAGCATTCTCTAAGATTGCTGTATACTCACGACTAAGATTCATTGTCATTAACAAGTAATCAGCCTCCTATAAATAACGGTTTGAATATTTGATGGTCAACTCGAAATTTCCATCTTTTCCAGAAACATATAATGGTTCATTAGGATAAATATAGAAGTCATTCATCGGCCGAATCATTGGTTTTCCATCTTTTACTATATTAAACGTCTGTGTGTCAACTTCGATAATTGAATTATCAAAATCTCCCAAATCAATAGTATCTTTACGCGTTCTAATTTGAATGCCTCTCCCCATACCTTCAACTACAATGGTTGGTTTAACTTTCAACCCTTCCACTGTAGGATAGATCTCGTAAGGTTGAACATCCTTCCCATCATCCCCCATCAGATAGCCCTGGTGCTGCCATGTGATAATATCAGATCCCCAGTAGGCGCCGCCTTCAAAAACAATTGGCATCAAGACAGCACCCGATCCGGTATTTCCCAATAAATAATTTGATTGAAAAGTAATTGTTGTTGATCCCCACATTACACTTGTTGCATCTGACTTCGTATATTTGTAAGGATCACCACATTTGATGGTAAAACTACCAGTCGCCCAATAATAAGCAGAATTAACTTCATCAATGCTTGCTTTGGTCCCTTTGAAGATCATTTCAGGTTCATCATTGAACCATATAGAAACCTCATTTTCAGTAAACAATGCTACGTTTAATTTATTGAACTTATCTCTGAACGAAGATGGATCTTCTGCTTTCAAATAATACTTAATCACTAGTTTTCTTGAAGGAATGCGATTGTAAATATGACGTTCGCCATCACGGATACCTAGTTGTGCATATTCATTGGTCGTTTCAAAAAGTTCCCGTCCTTCAACATCTAAGGTCTGATAACCTGGAATCAAGTCTTCCAAAAAAGAGCCATTGATATTCATGGCTCTTTTGGGAATTTTTTTATTGTTGATTGTCATGCAAAGACACCTCGAATCCCTTTGCTGGTATTTTTCTTTTGCTGCAGTTTGAATAGTTCTTCAGCAATTTTTTCAATATCAGATTCTTCTCGCACGTTGAAAATAGCTCCTTCAAAAAGTCCTCGATTATAAATAGATGTTTCTGTTTGAGGCGATGTTTCACTAGCCATTTTCTTCGTAGCAACATTTTGAGCACTGACTATCGCTGTTGCATTGCTCAATTGTGGATTCCAAGAATCATCTGTGAGTAAACTTGTATCTACCCCATTTGAAATAATGTCTTGTATTTCGTCCGCCATTGATGTGACTTTCTTTTTAACATTTGCAAATTGACTAGTCAATCCTTCATTCAATCCATCCATAATTGCATTCCCAGCAGGAATCAATAATTTCTTATCATAACTAATAGGGCCTTTATGCTCTTTAATCCATTCAGCTATTCCGCCAACGAAATTCTTCACACTTTCAAAACCAGATTTCAAGCCATCCAAAAAACCATCAATAATAGCACTACCAGCCTGCATCAAAGAATCCGGGACAAATACGCCAATTATTGCGTCAAGCAGGTTTAATGCTGCATTCCGAATATCATCTTGCCTATTTCGGATATTGTCTGCAAATCCATTGATCATAGCAATAGCAGCATCCATCAATCTTCCTTGTGCTTGCACAACTCCACGTACCATTGCATCAACTAAATCCATCGCTGCATTCACAATATCTGGAATTCTATTTGCAATTCCTTCCAAAAATTTAACGATTAAATTAACAGCAGCGTTAATAATCTGACCTAAATTATTTGCGATTCCGTTAACAAAACTCACAATCAGTGTAGCGGCTGCACTGATGATATCTGGCATTCTAGAAGCTAACGTATTCGTAAAATTCACCATTAAATTAACGGCTGTATTCACAATTGTCGGCATATTTTGTGCGATCACTTGTGCAAAATTCAAAATGATATTTAATGCCTGTTGCGTGATTTGTCCTATATTATCTGCGATACCCTGTAGAAAAGTACTCAGCAAATTAAACCCTGCTTGTAATATCATTGGTAAATACGCATTTAAGGAAGTTAACCATGTGGTGATTAGAACTGCCACATTACCGACGATCATCGGTAATTGCTGTGTGATCCCTTGTAGCAAAGCATTAATCAGATTAGCTCCTGCAACTACAATTTGAGGAAGAGCTATCGTCAATGCTCCTAAAAATGCTGTGATAATTGAGGTAGCGGATTGAACAATTGTTGGTATTAATAGTAATAGTGAACTAGTGAAAGCCCCTATCAATTGAGCTACGGCTAATGAAAGCTGTGGTAGACCTTGCGCAATTCCTGTGATAAATCCACCAATTACCGCCAATCCACCAGAAATAATACCCGGTAAAGCTGCACCTATAGCTGTGAGAATGCCCTCTAAAGCTGTACCGAAATTCGAACCAAGTTGCGGACCATATGTTTTGATACCGTCAGCTAAACCGGAAAAAGAATCCATGATGGTGTCTATCCCTTTTCCAATATCACCGCCACCTAAAGTTTTAGCAATTAATTCAAAGGCTTTTATCACCAATCCAATTGGTCCTAACAGAGTTAAAATAACAGCTTTAATTGTTTTAAACGCTATACCAAACCAATCTATAGAACTTGCTGAATTTGTAGCGTTTTTCCCGATATTCCCGATAATAGAAGCAACTTTATCTCCAATGCTTGAAATAAGTTTCAGTCCATCTGCAAAAAGTTTTGATACTGATTGCGATTTAACAAAGTTGCTAACCATTTCTTTTGCTTTGCCAATTAAATTATTTATGCTATTTCGGACATTTTCATTGGTTTTATATAGATATATCAAACCTGCTGCTAGAGTCCCAACTGCTGCTAAAACCAATCCAAATGGATTAGAAAGTAACGCAATTTTCATAGCAGTAAATGCTGTCTTCACACCCGTTATGGCTTTTTTTACAGAATTAAAAATACCTATTACTGCTTTAAAAGACATAAACCCTGCGATTGCTCCCAAAATTACTGAAGCAAATAGTTTGAATGCTTGAGCATTCTTGCTAATAAATTCAAATAATTCTCCAAGAATAGGAAAATTATCACTAATTGAAGATAAAAGTTCACCAAATGCCGCCTTCACTTGTGGAATTGCTGCTTTGACAAATGTGACGATTGCACCAGGCAAAGCTTTCAAAATATTACCTACCATCGGAATAAAGTTTCCAAAAAGAAACGTTGAAGTTGTTTCTGCTAATTGATTTAGTGCTGGTTTTATATCTTGACCAAGCGCCATTTTACCTAAGACATTGGAGAGAGAAGCTTTCATCGATTCAAAAGAGCCACTAAACGTGGATGCTGCTTCTTTTGCAGTTGTTCCTGTAATATCAAGCTTTCCTTGAATAGCATGAATTGCATTATAGACATCGCTTAAATTATTGATGTCATACTTCACGCCTGTTAGTTTTTCCGCATCAGATAGCAGGCGTTGCATCTCTTCTTTGGTACCGCCGTAACCTAATTTCAAATTATCCAACATAGTGTAGTTTTGTTTTGCAAAACCTTGATAGGCATTTTGAATGTCGCCCATATTAGATCCCATTTTATTAGCATTGTCGGACATGTCTATCATGGCCATATTTGCAACATCAGCGGCTTTTTCAGTATCTCCACCAACTGATTGTAATAGACTAGCACTAAAGCTAGTCACATTTTCCATATAGGCATTTGCAGATAAACCAGCTGTTTTATAAGCTTCGTCAGCGTACTTCTTTACTTTATCTGCACTTCCTTTGAATAAGGTTTCCACCCCTCCAAGGGATTGTTGAAGATCAGCGCCTTCGGTAAGAGACATAGAAAAAGCTTTACCGATAGCCGCAGTGGCAATGACACCTTTCACAATGGATACAAACTTACTTCCTAGTGTATTCCCAGCACTTATACCAGCTGATGATGCTTCTGGATCAAGTTGGCTTTTAATTGCTCCGCTAATTCCTTTAGCTGATGGAATAATTTGTACATATGCTTGCCCTAGTTCTGTTGCCATTGCCCTTCACCTCCATATTCAATCTGTTTAATTAATTCTTTTCTCCTTTGTTCAAAATCCTCGCTAGAATTGAATAAAGATGTATCAGCTTGTTTTGTTTTTCTAGGGCTGAGATCCAATTCATCAGAAACTGCTTTCGGCATATTTTTGCCCTTCTCTGCATCTTTTGTTTTACTCCAGAGCAATAGGCTCAATCGATCATAGATACCCGCTAGCAGCATGGTTTCAAAAGAAACTAGTTGATTACTCATTTTCAACTTGATTCTAGAATCCTCTTTTAAACCACAAGAAAAAACAGCCACCATGCACACTGGTAGCTGTTTGTATTCATAAATTTGATAAGTCTCTGCTAAGTCACAAATCAAAGCTTCTTCATCGATTTTAATCATTCTGGCAAGGATAACTAGTTTTTTAATTTAGGGTTATTTAGTACTTCTGAAAATTCTTCAATCATTTTTTGTGTAGGGACGAATCCATCTTCTGTACGCAAATGTTCTTTTAATTTTTCTGTCTGTTTCTTACCAAACAACATTTGTAAAACTTTAGGTAGCTTTGTTGGGTTTTCATCTACTTCTCCAACCGCTTCGATAAATTCATAATTTTCAACTTGTTCTTTTTGAATTTGATAACTAAAACCAGATTTTGTTTTACCTGTAATAATCATTGTTATTCCTCCAATTTTTCTTCTTGTTTAATTGGCACATCTGCTTGATCTAGTTCTTTGTCGTCTTTGTCAGCAATGTAGACTTTCACAACATCTGTTGCTAGCAAACCTTTTCTGTAATATTTAAAGTTTGGCGGATCAGCCTGTCCGATAGGCACAGAATAGATTCGCTCACCATTAATATACAGACCTACTTTTTCTGCTAACGTTCCTTGATACGTACCTGTTACATATGCGCTTGTGCCTGGTACATATTCATCGACTGTCAATATTTTTGTTTCAACGATTGCTGTAAATTCAATTTCGGCGATTTCAGATTCCACATCATCATAAAAGACACTCAATCCATAGACATGAGTGTCTCCTTCTGATATTTCTGCAAATGTTTTAGTAACCTTGCCGTCCACAATATAAGCAGTTCCAAAATTCCGACCGTCTTTATAAGCTCTTGCGCTTGTCGCCCCTGCCGGACAATCAGCCGACACAGTGATTTTTTTTTATCTGCGTCATACTTGAATGTCAGGTTTTGGGGCATTTCAGGGATTCTTTGTCAATATCACTGCATCAGACCATGCAGATCCCAAAGCATGTTCGTTTAGATATGCTGCCTTTTCGATATCATTTGCCCCTGTACCTTTTTTATTGAATGTTTGAACATACAGATAAATTTTATCTGTAGAAACCAATGATGGAACATCCTTGGATGCTAACGTCCAGGAAGTAGTTTCTGAATACCCCATAAACGTCGCTTCATGTGGATCAGATTCATTCGCATTGCCATAATGAATCACATAAGCCTGTGCCCCATCCACAGCATTCCAAGACATACTAATTGATCCATCTTCATTTAGTGTACCTTGGACGCCTCCGGGAGCTTTAGGGCGCAGGTGTTGATTTAGGTTTTTGGATGTATTCTTTATGAGTATCTCCATTTTCATCTGGCATAGCGGTTAAAGTAGTTTCATATCCAATTGCGTCCTCATCGGCATAACTGATTTCGCCAATTTCTGAAACTGTCGCATTTGGGATAACAATACGTTTCAAAACACCCGCTTTCAACACCATATCTACAACTAAGCAATGCGCTTCTAATAACGTAGCGTTGGCTTTAATCGTGATCATTGTATCTAGACTACCAGATACATTATTCGGGCCATATACTTCTTTCAATACTTCTACATTTAACGCTTCAATCAACGTATAACCAAAAGTATCAGCTTTTTCACTTTGCACAACGTCAACTGTATCGCCGCCCCAAGCTTTGATTGTGTCTGTTTCGGGTGTATTGTTGTTTGTTAATCCATCTTCTGAGATATAACCCAAACTTTTAAAAGCATCATCTAATTCGGTTACTGCATCAGTCGGCAAAGTTGTCCCTAGTGGTGCCGAATAAATTGCGCCGCCAATCTTTGGTTTTGCTGTTGATACATTTTCTGTTTTTGACATCTGATTCCCTCCTAATAATGGTTGATATCAAATACTGCTTGATATCGATATTCTTTAGTTGTCGTATCTGTAAAATTGTAGTCACTGTTTAATTGAACATTGCTAATCTCATCAAGTTCGATCATATTTTCAACTACTTCTTTCAGTTCTTCATTTAGTTTCGCAGCATCGTACATCGATCCCGCATAACTTTGAAAAGCAAAGGTGGACGATGAAAGATAATTACGTTTTGAGCTTCCTGTTTTTTCAAACAAAATATAACTATCTGGCATCTTCCCTGTTTGTTCTAAAAAAGACGGTACAGATAAATGACTATCGAGATATTGCTTAATAATGATCTCAATCATTTAACGCACCGCCTTCAATAAGGTATTATTTTTCATATTGTCTCTTTTGGCTTTATAGGAGTCAGCATAGACCATCGCATTTGCACGAGTTTTCCCGACATAGACATCTTGTGCATATCCTTCTCCCGCGCGATTCTTAATGGCTGTTGCCTTTTCAGTCAATACACCTTGCATTTCAGCCGATTTCAATAATTGACCGACTCCGGAATAATTGAGCTTGAATTTATTTTTAGCCATAACGCTCCACCATCACTTTCTTATTCCAATCAAGTGGAATGAGTTCTTCAATCCCTTCGAGAGGAATCCCAAATACACGCCATCGTTGGCCAAAGAATTTGACCTCCTTATCTTCCCAATCGTGTGTATCACTTTTAGGAATAGCCAACGTATATACGGCTTTTTTACCGGTCAGCGTTAATTGGTTCACAATATCATCAGACGATGTAGGGCTTATCAGAACATTTTCAATTTCGATTTCTTTATCTTCAAAAATAGGATTTCCGAATGGATCTTTTCCTGTTTGGATTTTATCGACAAGAATAACGGTAATTCCTTTAATCTTGGCCATAGAAATCAATCACCCCATATCGCTGGCGACGTAAACCTAAACGGCTTAATTCGGTATTCTTGATAAACAAACCACCACCAGGAACCAGGTATGATCCTGACCAGGAATAGCCCAATGCACTTTCTGTTGTTTGAGTCATTGGCTCCTGATCAGTTGACGTCATAAGTGTTCGCGCAACGATATCAACCGTCACTGACTTTACTACATTTGTGAAATAAGGTGGCTTTTCATTGATCATCTTATCTAAGTCTTTACCCACTCGTCCGGCTTCTTCACGTAACGAATCAGAAACAATAATAAGTAGTTGCTTAGCACGTTCGGTTTCATCAGGCTTTAATTTACGCCATAGATTTTCTAAATCCTCAATCGTTGCAAAAGGCTGCATTTAATCACTTCCCTTGCGACATCATTAAGTCATACAACTCTTGTTTCTTAGCAGTGGCACTGTACTTGATACCAAAAGCATCTAGTTCTTGCTTGATTTGAGGAACAGTGATTGAGTCAAAAGCTGGATCGCCGGTTTTGTCTTCTTCGACTTGCTTTTCAGCAACTTCTCTCACTTTGTCTTCTGGTGGATCTTGCTTTTCTAGCTTTTCCATTTCTCTTTTAGACTGTTCTGTCTTTTTGTTATCTTCAACAAGAACCCAATCGCCACCAGAAATTACACAAGGGCTACTGAATGTAACCCCTGTTTTCGTATTCTTATATTCCATTATTCTCCGCCTCCACTTTCGGCTGGTTTAATAACACGAGCAAAGCTATTGCCATCCATAATCCCCCAACCTAAATAAGTTTCAGAACGTAAGTATACTTGGTTATAATTTTTCAAGTCTTTTCCACTACCGTCAGGATCGCCATATTTGATAACTTCTAATGGAATTTCTTTTGCATACCCCCATTGGAACATTGAAGCAAAGTCACCAATTACTACTAAATCATCTTTGCCATTTGATACAGTTCGATTGATATCAGTAGGGATTCCACGAACAGTTCCTGGGTTTGCTCCCCATGCTAATTCCGGAAATTGTTTGACACCATTCACTTTATAGGCCGCTAAAGCAGAAGAAAATTGTGGGTCCATTGCCATACCAGAAATTACACCTTCTGCACCTTGAATTAACGAAGCAGCAGCCTCAATATTTGCATCTGGATCCGCAGCATTAAAATCAACCGTTTGAGTTACTTTGCTATCAAAATGATTGTCGCCAATAATAGCTGATGCCGTACCGGAACGAGGGTTAATTCCATGAAATGCCATTAAATCCAGCCCACGTGCAAGCTTGCGAGCATACCCATCATTGAATGCTTTGACAATATCAATTTGTTCTTCTTCTGAAGCATAAATAAATTCATCAGAAATACGAGCGCCATATTCAACTTTGATTGGAACAATAGTTACTGGTGCAAGCGAAACACCACCATGGCTTTTTTGTCCATTTTCTGCCACGATATCAATTTCAGAATCCATCGTAAAAGTGAATTCTTTTTGACCATTAAATGGGATTGGTTTTTGTTGAGAAAGCGTAACTAACGAGCTCTTTCCTTTTACTTTATTGATTAAGTCTGATACTAATTCTGGATCAAATAAACTTCCTTTTGATAAAGTTGCCATAATATTATTCTCCTTCTAAATTAAGATTTTCAATTAAGTTTTTGTATGATGCGTCTTTTCCTTCTTCCAAAGGTGGCTCTTGATTTTTCAACGGTGGCGGTGTTTGTTGCTTTTTGCCGACAAATCCAGCCAAACGTTCTGCATCAGCTTTGATACTTTCTTCGTCATCTCCAACCAAGCGATCTGCTAAATCAATGGGCAATCCATTCTGCAATGCGATTCTAGTTCGCAAGCTCGCTGTTTCATATTCAGCAATTTTTTTATTAAGATCAGCCACTGTTTGCTCATGAGACTTTGTAGCAGCATTTGTTTCTTCGATGGTTGATTTCAAAGTACCGACTTCATTTTCTAATTCCGCATTGCGTGTCTTGATTGCATCGTAATCTGAAAATTTCTCTTTTTCACGATTCAATCGCTCCTGGATAATTCGGTCCAGTTCCTCTTGTGTTTCAATTGTTTTAAATGTCATGATAAAAATCCTTTCTCCTGCTTGCCCGGCAGTTCGGTAATTTTGTGTATTAAAAAAACGACTATCAAAACTGATAATCGTTTAATACCTGATTTGTTGTTTTTTCTTGGGCTTGTTGATACTACAAACCCAATGTGCTAAAAGCGCACTATCCATAAGACTGATGTCCATATCTTCAAATTGCGATTTATAACCAAATCCACCGTTTGAACCAATATTTCTTTTCTCACTGTTCGTAACGACTTGTGTCAGCGATGGTTGATCACAGTGGCAGATTCCTTTTTGAAAAATTCCTTGCTCCCAAAGTGAATTGGCAGTGATGATTTCTGACACTTTTGGTAAAATAGGCTCTTTCAGTTTAAAATCCTTCATTTCTTCAGCAAGGATATTTTGACTACCTGCTCCATCGATCACCACTTTTTCTACATTGGCTTTTTTAAGAAAATTGATGATCCATTGATTTCCATTTCTGACTGATTGACAGTCGATGGCTTCAACGAATATTTTTCCGGACAAAGTTCGAACAGCAATACTCATCGCGACATTTGCCCCATCGTTTCCGTATTTAATGCCAACATATAATGAACCTTTCAACACAGGCAAAGCATTCACTTTTAGTGCTTGCCAGTCGGCTTCTGATATTGCTGATTTCTGGTTGTATTTTGGCCAGTATCCGAGACGCTGAACATTGTGGTCCAATTCATCTTCACCGAGTTCGGCTTCAATTTTTCGTTCATTCAAATGGTAACCCATTGATGGATTGGAATTATACCAGGATTCTACGTCATGAATATCTTTGATTTCATCAACCGACCATTCCGCCCATCCTGAATACTTTGATTTCCCAAATAACGTGTTCTCACGATAATTAGTGAATACTGTCCCACTAGAAATCGGCGTTGGCGGTGTTCCACACATGATTGTTAAAGGGTTATCGCTATCCGTAACAGTATATTTCAAAGCTGACTCTTGTTCGGTGGTATATTCTTGGGCTTCGTCAATAACCAGAAAATCAAAACCTTCACCAAGACCACCGCTAGATGTTCTGGTCCGAAATTGGATCACGCCTCCTGTTTCATATAACTCTAGCCGTTCCTGTCCTTTAGCTTTAATCGAATTGAAATCTGTACCTTCAATGTAACCACATTCTTCAAGATATTTTTTTAGTTTTTCAAATGAAGAGTGAGACGTACTGATTCGATGAGCCGTGTGTAAAACATTTAGTCCATTTTCCAATGCCCATATTTCGACATCGTAAACAATTTCCGTTTTACCATTCCGACGAGGTATAGAAAATCCAAATTTTTGATGAACCCATAATCCATCATCATCAACAGCCATGATCGCCTTTAGCATGTTTACTTGCCATTCGTAGCATTTACGGCCTGTCCGCTGATAATAATCAATCGCTTCTTGATATAGAGATTTGTCATATGGCAATATTACCGATTGAGTAGGATGCTGATTACCAAGTCGTGCTTTAGTAGTCATAAATATCCCCCTTCAATCTCAATCACGCATGATAACCCTGTCGCTGGGATAAATTATTGCTTACTTTTTCTTAAATTCAACATTTTACGATTTGCAATTTTTTGTTCTTTTTGTGAGTCTCTCCAAGTTTTTGACCACACATCCTGTTTACGTCCATTACCTGGATTATAATCAACCGTACATCGACACCTTTCATGTCTTTGATAGACTTCTTTAGGCGCTTCATAGTATCCGTAAGTTCCTGCCAAACGACTGCACCACTCACAAGCATGTCCTGAAACTCTACGTGTAATTTTTGGCTGCAGACCTGCTTTTGCATGAAATTCTGCATTGGCTTTGATTCCATCATCTACAATACTTTGACTAAAATTTATAATCGGATCATCTAAAAGCCATTTGATTGACTCAAAATCTTCTTCACTTGATATTCGATTGACTATCCCATCAATACGATCTTGATTAAATTCTGGAATCTGTCCTTTTAATCTTAGGTTTGCAGTACGATTCAATTCTGTTTGTACGTCTACGATAAAATTAGAAATCAAATCGTAATTTTTTTTCATTGTTGGATTTAAAATTCTATCAACGATATTGAAGTACATTTTTCCATCAGGAAGAACTTCGGCAGTGATTTTGGTTCTTAACACGTCAGATAAAATTTCGCCTATTTCTATTGCAAAATTGTTTGCATCCAAATAGGTAGCTTTTTTATTCTGCAACAAAAGGAAAGCTTTTTTTAATTTTTTACTGTTATAAGTTCGCTTGTCAAATTCATTTTGAATTTCTTCGAGTAAAGCTGGCACAATATCGTTATCCATTTGTTTCAGCTCCTTTAATACCTGTCAGGTCCCGCATGACTTCACTATTAACGTATCCAGGCATTGCTTGATTTAACTTAATAGCTCCGTCACCAATCAATGATAAAGCACTTGCATCGGCTTCGAATAACGGTTCCCATTTAGGTATAGTTTGATTGAATTGGTAACGATAATATGGATAATCATCTCGTAAACATGCAGCTGTATACGCCACATTCAATAAACCAGATCCAAGAGAGCGTTGCGCTTTTCGTCCTGCGAGACGCAAATTTTCATGACTTGCTTTGATTGCTTCTACGCTCGATGGGTTATCTGATGCAAATCCTAGATCGTCCATCGTTAGTCCCATTTCTCCAGCAAATCCAGCAGCTGCTGTTTTTAATTGTTCAGTGAAAGGCGTCATGCTTGATGTAGTGAATTGTCCAAGTGTCGGACTATCTCCCTCCTCATCTTTCGTGAAATCTAGCATACTTGATACGGCGGCTTTCCAGCTGTCCATCGGTTCAGAATCCTGACTTCTCCCAAGTACATACTTTTGTGGGAATGAATAAAATTCAGCGGTCACGTCAGCACGTTCAAGCGTTCGTTTAGCATAGCGCTGATAATACATTCCTGAACGAGTAATGCGTGAACGCCCAAATGGACGAACTGGATCAGGTCGATGAACAATCGGGACCAGTAACGGATGCTGAAAACTATGTTCGATTCGATTATCTTCCATATTGCTATCAGCATAATAATAGTCTGTGTATCCAGGACCAAAATATGCCTCGATAGTTGGGCTATTGTACTTATCTCTTTCGAGTACCGCATACCCTTCTATCAGCAATCCAGTAATTGGATCAATCACGCCAGTTGCATTGCTCGCTTCGATTACTTGCAAACGCGGCATGCCATCCTCACCTTTTGAGACATAAACAAAAGCACAAGATGCAATCAAAGCTGAAAGCACTGCGCTATCGAAAAAAACGTCTGGATTATTGGCTTGAAAAATTTCATTTACTTCAAAATCATCATTAGCAAATTCACGAAAAACTAGACGATCAGCGAGGGCATCAACGCCTTTTGAACACCAACCTAAAACCGATCGATATTTTGATCTAATGGCTGGCGGGATTGTAATTCCGATCATCTTGTCATTGTACTTCATGGCATACTGCTTATAACGTGTATCCACACGATTTTTGTGGACATTTAACTTATTTCGCAAGTATTCAATACCTTGCAATTCCATTTAATCAACTCCTTTCAATTTCGCGCGAGAAAAAATGTACAGTGACTGCGTGAAGTACGAAGCAACCACCGTTGGGGGAGGCATGCCCCCTTTATTCTCTCGCTCACGGCTTTTAAAATTATTTTTAGTATCTTTATACCTACTTTTTTAACCAATGTATAAAGTCCAATCAAGGCTTTTAGGAAGGTTCCTATTTCCAATTACTTTTGGTTCTTCTTTTTTATTATTAAATAGTTTGTCTGACTTCTGTCTGTTACAAGTCCAATGCGCCAGCTGTAAGTTTTCAATCGCTGAAGGATGACCGCCTTTATTTATAGGAATAATATGATCAATAACTGGACTCATTGGATCTGGAGCTTTCAGATTCTTATTGATTGGTTTCCCACAAATTCCACAAACATTCTCAGTCTTAAGCAGCCTCTTTCTATTCTTATCGAATGCAACACGATGAGCACCTTGTTTGTCAGCTCTAAGAGTCATAGAACAATCCTCCTAACCATTACTAGCGTTAAATGTACGCATCGTAAACTCCATTGCCTGTTCTTCAGTAAATCCTTGCATAACAAGCTGATCATAGAAATACTTGGCTTGCTTTGCGATTAATGTTAGCCCTTTTTGCATTTCATAAAATGTTGCCTCTGCAGTTTGATTTGATTCATTCAATTTAAATAACTCGTTTAATTGTTTTTCATTCATAGATAAAACTCCTTTCAAAATAAAAGAAGCCTGATATACATCAGACTTCTACTTCTACACCTATTTTATCCAATCTCTAATTTCTTTTGCCATCTTATATGTTTTAGAAAATGTCGAGTTCTCTGTTAAAAAAATTTCGCCTTTTTCAGTCAGTTTTAAAAATCTATAAGTATCAGGCAATAAATCATTGCCGCCGTAAGTTCCACCGACAATGTAGCTTTCATTTTTCAAAAAATTTAACTGTTCTTTAAATTGTTCTTTAGAAATTCCCAATATATCACAATCAAGATTTTCATAATTTCCATTTTCAATTTCTTTTAAAATAGCATATCGTATTTTCTGTTTTTCTTTTATCATTTATGAATAGCCTCCTTTTCATAAATGAATTATACCACTTAAGCAAATCATTTTGCTCCTTGTAAAACAATAATAAACAACAGCCGTTGATAAACACGAAAATTCAATAGGAGCTTTTCCACTTCCTTTTATTTTTTGATTATAACTGTCCAATCAAAGCAATAGAAAAGAGCCACAGATACCAATTAATAAAATAGTTGGGATATCTTGGCTCTTTCATATTTTTTTGACACTAATAGAATATCATACTGCAAACAATGTTTACATAGCTAAAATGTTCGAACATTTAGTGAACATTGTAATTTTAAAACAAACTAATCTGTTCAGCCTCTTCTCTACGATTGTTGTAATAATCAATCTCGCCTAATTTACTTTCTCTACTCAGTTTATTTTGTTCATACTCATCTAAGAAGTCTAAAGTTTTACGAATTTCTGCGTGTCTTTGTCTGACGTAAGATGCGCTGTAGCCAATCTCTTCAGCTATTATCTCTAATGAACAACCCTCGATATATTTCTTTCGAATAATCTCATTATCAATCCCTTTAAAAGAATTAATAATAGCAAGCATTTCTTTGCGTTGCTCTTCGAGTATTTCAATTTCATTTTCTATCTTTTGAATATTTTCTTCTAACATGGATGATCTGGAATTTTTTTCAATGCGGACGTCTGCTAAATCTCCATAGACCCACCGATTCAATTCAAGCTTACTTTTATTAAGATTCCATTTTAAGTAAAGAATCTGCTCATCAAGTTCTTGATAATCTTTTAACCACTGAAATCTCACAAACGCCACCCCTTATGGTAAAATAGTATTGCGCTGCTATCTCGAAAGAGGTGGCTTTTTTTATTTTTTCTTAGCCGTTCCATTCTGGATTGCCTTTTGTTCCAAACGACGTTTTTTCTTCTTGATTTTCGATTTTGTTTTTTCCCATACAAACATCCTTTCTGGAATATATATCGTTCGATTTTTACTGTTTAACAAGAGATGGCCAAATTTTATTGTTCGCTTTGAATCATCTCTTTGAAAAAATTTTAGTATTTTTGTAAGACCCCCTAAATCAGCTTTTTTTATTTGATATAATATCTTCACAAGGTATTTTACTTGTAAATTAAATCGAGGTGATAATAATGGAAATTGAAAATTTTGAACAAAAAAAACAGATTTTATCAAATTTATTAATTGATGGTTTTGATAACGTAAACTATTCACATAAACTTTTATTTAAAAGCGAGCTAGATGATGAAAAAGAATTTGATAAGCAAAAAGACTTAATGTGCGCCTTAACGTATTTAAATCAGGCTCACGCCAGCTTCACAAATGCCTACACCTTTATTGCTCTTAACGATGAACTTCTTGGTGGTCGTCAAGAATTTGACAACATATTACATCAGTTCACTGAATTTAATACAGAATTCTTAAATAATGTACGAACCAACCACAGCCATCAATGGAGTGATATAGAATTTAAACGTTTAGTAGATTCCTTTGAAGCAGCAAGCGGTTTATTAAATGGCCACGAAAGAATTCAAGGTCTGATTAATGAGGCTAGAAAATAGACAATAATTGTTTCCCAGCCGACCTTACACGTCGGCTTTTTTGCTTTTTTTAACATTTCTAACTATTTAGCCGAGCAACTATTATTCGTTACGCGATATTCTTTTTTTATTTATCCCACTTGGTAAAAATCATTGGTTCGGGCATAATCTGATCATCCTTTAGCAACGCATCAGGATATTTTTTTCTTAGCTTCTTATTATTCGTATATGTTTTAAGCAACCATTGACTTGCTTCACTTTTGCTTTCACCGGAAAAATAAATTTTCCCTGTTTGGATGCCTGCAAGTTGAATCATCATTTCCACCTCAAATTAGATTTTTTTCTGCTAAATGGAGCAAAAGTAATCCGACATCAAGAATCTTTTGATCCATTATTTCAGCTACTTTGCTCGGCTTAACTCCTTGAGAAAAGAGCAAGCGTGCTTGCTCTATCTCTTCGTGAGTCCAAATAAATTTGGCTTCCTCAAGGATAATTACTGGATCAGTTGATCTCATTGTTCCTCTGGAAAAATGATGTCGTCCTTATGTTTGGACCAGCTATCTGCATATGGAGCAAAGTATTGTCTAGCTAGTTCGATTTGATCAATTAAAGCAGTCTCTGATAATTCATGATCTGCAGCAATTTCACTCATACTATCGCCTTCATCTAAACGGATAAGAACGTCTCGAATATTTACGGTGATATTTTCTGGTAGTTGTAATGTCGTTGCTGTTTTAATAAATTCGTCAATCGTTTCTTTCGATACTAAGATTGTTACATTTTCAACTTCTTCTACACCATCGCCGACATCAAGTGAAGTCTGCTCTTCTTTGAGCATTTCGATTGTTCCATCTGAATTCACCACGTATTCAATATTTGGTTTCTTCGTTTGCTTGTTTACTGGCACTGTGTATTCGATTGTTTCTGGTTGAATTACTACAGTCACTGTTGATCCAAGAAACTCAGTTAGATTTTCAGTGCTACCTCTCAGCGATCCATTGTTAACAACTAGTAATACTTCTGTGTTTCCATTAGATTTTGATGTCACTTTCTTCAATTCTGGTCTGAAATTTACTTGTTTTGTCATTTTATTTTCCTACTTTCTTTGCTATGATTTTTATTAGGGAGTTGACTAATGATGTTCAATAAAATTAAAAATTTTTTTACTAAACTTTTCAGAAAAATTCGCTACAAAATATTAGGGACCAAATTCTATGAAAAATTTTTTGATAAACAAACAGATTCAAAAAAAATGAAAAGGTTTCTCAAAAATATATCTGCTGGTAGATATACTGCTGAAATCAAAGCTGGTACAGTTTACGTACTTAATTATGATGATCCATCCGTCATTACCTTAGCGATTAAAAATAAATACGTTCGAAATGTTGAGTGGGCGGAAGGAAGTATGCTACCAGAATTGAAAATTTGGTATCCATCTGTAACCGTAGAAGGAGAAAACTTTTTACGTAATCAAACTTTTTTTAATAGACACCCTGTTCTTGAAAAACTTTTTATTGCAATAATGTCTTCGATTATTACTTTACTAATAGGATATTTCTCTAAATGATATATTTTTTGAAAGAAGCTTCATTACGCAGCTTCTTTTTTCTTCGTTCCGTTTGTCTTCTCCGCTGCTGCCTTGCTGATTCAAAGCAGTCCATTTCAATGAACTTATTGATCTTTGAATCGAATTTTGCAAACGTCACTGGAAAGCCGTATCGATGAGCAAACATCTTCATTTTCAACATGGAGATTGCATCTTGATACCCTTTGACATCAATCACTTTTTTCACTTGGCCATTCTCATAAATCACAAAATCAGCTCGATAATAAATCGGTGCAATCTTACGATCATTGCATAGATAACCTTCTTGCAGCAGAACATTTTCTTGCATTGCACAGTAGGTCTCAGATAATGGCATGAAGCTCATACCGTTTCGTTTTAGTTTCATGTAATAACGAGCCTCTGCCTTTGAATCAAATGTGATGCCGTCTACTTCGTGCTTTTTGTTTCCGTATTTGCTTCTGGTTGCCATTTGCTATGCTCCTTCTTTAGTCTTTCGAGTCTTTCTTTCGAACGTCGTCCATTGTCATTGCATATTGGACAAGGTTCACAGGTAGACCATCCAAGCGATGTCTTATACCAAATAACTGTTTCATCGTTGCATTTTAAACAAGTCATTTTGCACCTCTCATCCATGCTTGGTTACTTTTCGGACAATAACTCTCTTTTTTCACTGGCTTTGTCTTAGGTTTTGAAAATCGTCTTTCAGGCTTAATAACTTCGACTACTTCGCCGCCACAAACACTTGCAACAAGGTCAGCCTCTTCTTTAGTCGGGTGATGCTTAGCAAACTCAATGCTGGCTTCCCCTCGTCCTCGGCTATCTAAGTAGCACATTTTTTTCACTACAAAGGTCAAACTGGATTCCTCCTTTTGTCTGTCGTTGTTTTGAATACGGCTATGTTTCCTTTTGTCCCGTTCATTACACGAGAAAACACTCGCTCGCCGTATGCGTGTTTTAATTGCTTCGATGATAAATTGGTTGTGAATATCGTAGCTTTGTTTAGACGAGCTTCTGTGAGTGATGTGAGAACATCGACATCGTATGGTGTTGCTTGATTGTTTTCTTCCATTCGACCTAGCTCCGCACCTAAATCATCAATCACCACAAAATCTGTCTTTTTTATTTCAGCCATCAACGATCCTGTCACAGCTTTTCTTGCTTCTGGATCATTCATTGCAAACTTCAATTGCTCTAATAATTCTCGGTAGCTTATAAATGAACAGGCAATTTTATAATTAGATGCCCTCATCACTTCTTTGATCACTGCAGCACCTAAATGAGTTTTTCCAGCTCCTGTTCTACCAGTAATAACCGCGTGAATCGTGCTACCACTTACGATTTTTTTAGCCCATTCTTGAGCCATTCCTTTTATTTGTGCTGTTTCCTGATCGACTACTTTGTATCCATCAAAATCGAAGGTCCATATGGCATCATCTGTAATCATTGAACTGTTAAGCATTCGATTGATAGCATCCTTTTTCATTGCTTCATTCGCTTTTTGGATAGCTTCTTTTTGATTTTTAGTTACCATTTCCCGATAACCACAAATCTTATTGATACATGTAGGACCGCATCGATCAGTACCATCTTTATTTTTTGTTTTCCAGATATACAATGGATCACCACATTTCGGACAATTATGATCTGTTGTTTTTAATCCGCCGTAAGGTGCAGCCATTGCACTTAGTTTTTTATCCATTACCAATCCTCACCTGTTTCTGGTAACTCATCATTAGAAATATTTTGTTGCTTTCTTTTATTTTTTTGGATAGCCATCTTATCGAAATGCTTTCTTAAGCTAGTCGGTGATAAAATCACTCCAGACCAGAAATCATTACTAGTGGCCCACACAATCATGTCTTGAACTTCTCTACCAGTTCGTTTGTCAGATTCAATTGTTAAACGAATCGTATTCGCCCATTTATCCAAATCAGGTTCTTTGATGTTTTGACTTTTTCGAATGAGTTTTAATAAAAGAATGGCTAATTTTTTATTTGGATCATCATCTGCGTACACGCGTTTTTTGCGTGTTGCGACATAATTATTATTCTTTTCATTCTTCTCATTCTTTTCATTCTTGTTTATGTTCAGTTCGTTGTCCTTTTGATGTTCAGCTCGTTGTTCATTCTGTTGTTTTTTTTCTTCCGAAAACCCTTGATAAATGGCGTAGTTATTGACTTTATACGTTGTTCCATTTTTCCTGCTTTTTTCAATGCTTATCATGTCATCTTCAACAAGTAGGCTTAAAAATTTTCTGACAGTATTTCTACTTACTCCCCAACGTTCAGCCAATTTTTGTTCTGAAGTAATTCTTTCCCCAACATCAACTTTTTTAAATGAACCATTAAAAAGAATTTTCTTTTCTTTGTGGTTGGCCATTAGAATTAAATCAAGCCACCACTTTAGATATTGCGGATTATCCCATATCCAATTTTCAGTTATAGAACGGTGAAGCTTGACCCATCCTTCAGCCATATAATCACCACCGTTCTATAAATCGTCCATACTAGTGAATCCAGTAATTGGAAGATTACCTCTACAGTACTCACATGTACCACAAGGCATTGGTCTTTCTTCACCATTTTTCACTCTGACAATTCGCTCAATTTTTTCTTTTAATAAGACAAGTTCGTAATTCATTTTGTCTTGTTCAATGGTTATAAGTCTTGCTTCACTTGGTGTTTGTTTAGAAACTGCTGCAATAATCGGCATAAAACTTTTTCCGTATTGTTGGTAAAGCAGTTCCTGGTAAATTGCCATTTGAAGCACGTAACCAAAATTAACAATGAACGTTTCTCTTGATCCATAATTTTCGTTCCATTTCCGCTCATGCATGTCTTTGGTTGTTTTGATGTCAACAAAATACTCTTCCTCTACATTCAGACAATCGATCTTGCCTTTCCACATCGCTCCAAACAGTTCGCCGGTCACAATCGTTTCTTTTTCGCCTTGATAAACGTTCATGAAAGCTTCTTCTTGTTTTAGTCGATCAATCATCTGTTCAGCAATCTGGAAATCTTTCAATAATCCATAAGGCTGCCGACTAGAAAACATTTTGGATTTATTTTCTTCTTTGAACGCTTCATGTACTTCTTTTGACTCAAAATAAGAATGTACGTAGTTTCCGACTAAAAGAGCTTTAGGATCAGATATCGGCTGCCAATCGCCTTTGAGCTTGGCCAATGCTGCGGCTTCACATTTTAAAAAGGATTTATATTGTGATGTTGACATGTACTGCCAGTCAGCTTCATTGGAGTAATAAATCTCATCAGAAAGGGTACTCGTCGTCTTCAAATTCTGAGACATCTTCTACACCTTCCTCGCGTCCAAAGTCTGGAATATCTATCAATTCTTCTTGAATCGGATTGGTATCCTCATTTTCGATTAAATGCGCTTGCTCTATTTCTGGATGTCCAGGTACATCAGCAATTCGAGTTACTTCATCTTGGATATCATCTGGAATCACAATCGGATCTGGTTCTTTTTGTATTGATTCAGTAATCTTTTTGTTTGAAAAGAATTTTTGTTCGAGAGTAGCCACTTTTTCTGTTTGTGGTGTTACATCTTTCCGATCATTGTCAAATTCATTTTCTAACGTATCTTTTGCAGCTTGAACTAATAAATCGTTGTCATTGCTTGTGTTGATTAATGCTTTAGCAGCCCGATTGATTACTGTCCGTTTAGCCATCTCTTCTGGAAATTCCTTTTGCGGTCCGGAACCTTTCATTTTTGACTTCGCCCAGCTTTGATCAATTTGCTTTTTCGTCATGACTGTTGTGGTTTCTTTACCATTTGCTAACTTGATAACTACATAAGCAGCAATGATTTCATTGTCTAAATTCTCGAATTTTGTTTCATGCTTTTTGACAACCATGTTTGGTCCATCCATTGCAACTTCAAACTCATCACCTTGTCGAACGACTACAGGCGTAATATCTGCCCCTCCAGTTACACGATCAAGGACCGCCATTGTTCCAAAATATGAACGCATTAGCTGAACCTTGTTTCCGTATTTAATGAAATAGCATTGTTTTTTTGCTGGAGATAACCCTTGAATAACCATGTCTAAAAGTGCATTAGAAATGGAAGTTTTCATTTCTTGATTGTTTGCTGCCATCTGCAACAAATTTCCTCCTGTATTATTAGTGAGTTCGAAAAAAGCACTTTTTAACGCATTTTGTGGACTGTAACCTGGTGGCATTTCTAAGCCCTGTTCTTGTAACCGACCAAGATTACTAATCACCTGCTCGTCTAATGAACGTTGTGTTGTTTGTGTTAAATCATTTGCCATATTTTATTCTCCTTTATTTTTGCTATACTTATTTTGAAAGTGAGGCGATAAAAATGTATAAATTGAAAAAAGACAACTATAATGAGCTTTCTGGAATATGTCGCTCAGTAATGCAGAACATTAAAGATTTAGAGGAAGGTAGTAAAATGGACTTATTCGATCCTCGTATTAGTGATGAAGAATATCATTTATACTCATCTGTTCTTAAAAGCTATAACTCTTTAGGAAATCAGTTGCTCAGTAATTGGGAAACCTTAAAATTTTATGATATAGACGCTTTTTTCACTAAACTGAGTACGTATGTCGAATATTTGGATATATTCATCAAAGAACCAACTATAGAAAATCAGTTGAGATTAACGTCTATTTACGACAGTCTCGAGAAGCTTAATCAGCGTATTTAAGATCATCATCTGCAAAAACAATCAGAATCACATCTGTCAGAATTTGTCCGATATGAAAATTTGCATCGAATCCATCGGATGGAGTTTCTCTTCTAAATTCATTTAATTTTTTGTGTAAAAAAACCAGTTCTTCTTCTTTCATTGAGGGGAGAAGTTCTTTTTTTGATGCCAGAATTTTATTGAAAAACTCTTTGCTTAGTTCCCGCAATTCTTTTTCTAGTTTTCCAGGTAAATCAGGATCAATTGTTAACTCAGCACTTTCCAAATCTTCGCTTGTTACGTTGATATCTTCCTTTTTAGGTTCATTAATTGGTTCAGCTTGTTTTTCTTTAAATGGATTCTCTTTTTTCAATAAGTTTTGATAAAAACTTTCATCTACCATAATGAGGGCCTTTCTCGTTTGGTCATAACTTGCCCCATTTTCTTTTACAACCTTTTTTATTTCCTTAAATAGACCTATTGTTTTTTCATCAGCGATGGTTGTTGGATTTCCTACAAGCGTACGGCCAGCGTTGAAGCCGTCTAAGTTCAATCGTTTAATATGATTCGCAATATCTAAATCAATACGTGTACTTCTATTCATCATTAGATTCCTCCTAATTCAATCTTTGGATAATGTTGCTGGACGTACTCTAGAATTGCGTCTACTGGTACATAGCCTTCTTCTGTTAGATAGCAAGTATCACCTGGATACAACAGATTTCCCTGCCAATCAACTCCGACAGGACTAGCTTCATTTGGTGGTTGCTGTCTGGCACCTAAAGAATCAAAGTCTTTCATCATGACCTCCTAAAATTCCCAAAATAATTCGACACTTCCATCTTCACGTTGGATATTTGAAACACCTTCGCTTTCTAGTGCTGCTAGAAATGATGGCGTAAATCCTTTTGAACAAACAGTGCAACTCGTTTGTCCATAGCTTGCTGCAGTCAAGATTTTTTCTTGGATATCTTGTTGCGCTTTATTCATCATTACTTCGAATATTTCATCGCCTAGTCCTTTAACTGAGATCATCAGAATTTGATACCACCTTTCTTGCGGTCCATTTTCTCTGCAAAACTAAGAAATTCCTGGCACCATTCCTCAAACTCAGCATCTTCTTCGTCAATGTCAAACATACATCTTAAAGCACTGTGAGTTTCGCAATTGCAATTATTCTTCCGCAAGTCATATTTTGTTTTTTCATATTGTTGGTAAACACTTAATGCAACCAAGCCATCGTTTCCAGCTTGAGCAAGAGCAACTTCCCCTTTTTCATCGACTACACTAACTGACATTCCTAGATCATCATTCGCACATTCATGCGCTAACTTTTTGATTAAATTTTGGATTTTTTTATTCATTGTGATAAACTCTCCTTGATAGCTTATTTCTTTTGACACGACTATGCTTGCCGGCGGTCGTGTCTTTTTTTGATTCGTGCATCAAATCATCACTTTCTATAAAATGGCAAAAACAACAGACAATAAAATGACATTTAGAACCAAGCTGATATAGCAAAGTGCTTGTAACTGACGAACTTTGTAAATTGGCTCTTTGTCTTTAGCAATCGTTGCAAGAAATAGTTTTCTGCTCGATTGTTTGATGAATGGTTTTCTAATTTGCATAGTTGACTCCTCTTCCGAAAAATATCGATCAATAATATGTTGTGCCTCTTCTTTTGTCTTAACGGTATGAGACATATGTCCATCTGTGATTGTGATCATATATTTCCACCTTTCGTATTTATATTCGCAATAATAGTTATTACCTGTTTTCTTATTTCTGGGTTAAATTCAACTTTTGAAATGTCTTCAATTATCTTTCCATTTTTATCAAGATGTATAACTCCCATTAAAACTAGTCACCTCTCTACTTCAAACTATCGCTAAAAGCGATGCTATCTCCAAAAAAAATTCCGTTCAGTGGATATTTATATAACTCTGAAAACACAAACATATACTTTGCAGGCATATCAGAAGAATCTTTCTCCCAACGAATAATAGTTTCTCTAGTAACACCCACAATTTCTGCTACTTCTGATTGCGTAAGTTGCATTCTTTTTCTTAATGCAGCTAATGTCATCATTTGTTCTTTCGGCATTATTTTCATCTCCTTTCGTTGAACCAATCATATATCGCTAAAAACGATAAGTCAACACTTAAAGCGATAAAAAACATCCTTCAAGTTAAAATAATATCGCTTTAGGCTATACATAAATCGCTTAAAGTGATATACTCATTTTATCGACGTTATATAGAAAGGAGATATTCGATATGTCTGATGATTTGAAGCAAATTTTTGCTAGAAATTTAGAAAGATTGCGTAAATTAAAAAACATCAGTATGAATGAATTAGCCGAACAGATTGGTGTTTCACAATCAACGATTTCAGATTGGGAAGCTGGCAAAAAAATGCCTCGGTCAGGTTCTATTCAAAAAATTGCCGACTTCTTTGGAATCCCCAAAACAAATTTGCTAGTTGAAGATATTGATACTAGCGAGGCAAATAACGTGATGCTTGTAGATGATTTTGTAAATGTACCAATTTTAGGAACAATTACATGCGGCCAACCAATACTTGCCGTGGAAAATTTTGAAGGATATAGATACGAGATAAAAAATACTTTGCCATCTGGGAGAGTTTTTTATTTAAAAACTCGTGGAGATTCAATGTCGCCTACTATCCCAGAAGGTAGTTACGTGTTGATTAAGGAACAACCAGATGTTGAAGATGGTGAGATCGCCGCAGTGATCGTTAACGGTGATGATGAAGCAACATTGAAGAGAGTAAAACGTCAAAGTGGATTAATAATGCTAATTGCTGATAATCCAAACTATGCACCGATTGTGATTACGCCAGACACACCAGCACGTATTATCGGTAAAGCAATAAAAGTAAGTTTTGATCTATAAGGAGACACATATGAAAAGATATACTGAATTAAACGAAGAGGAAAGGAAAGAAAAGAAGTAGATAAAAAAATTGAATTTGCTTTAGATAGCACTAGTAATTATAAAGGAGAACGTCCAACACCACACGATAGAAATATAATACGTGATTATCTTAAAGAAGACCTTAGTTAGATCAAAAAAATGAAATAAAAAAGTACATCCTGCCTGTCGCCAAACTAGAAGGATGTACTATCAAAAATCAACCTAGGGTATAGGTCTATTTTCTGTACCCTATTTTAACAAAAAATAGGAGTGTTTACTATGAAAAGAGCAGCATTATACGAAAGAGTATCAACAACTACGCAAGCCGAAGAAGGCTATTCAATTGACGCACAAATAAATAAATTAACTAAATTTGCTGAATCAAAAGATTATATAGTTGTTAATCATTATACAGATGCAGGTTATTCTGGTTCTAAAATGGATAGACCTGGACTGCAAAATATGATTCAACATATCAAAGAAAAAAAAATAGACATTGTGATTGTATACAGGTTAGATCGTCTGTCTCGTTCACAAAAAGATACAATTTATTTGATAGATGATGTCTTCTTGAAAAATAATGTTGAATTTGTTTCCATGTCAGAATCATTTGATACGACTACACCTTATGGTCGCGCTATGCTTGGATTATTGTCAGTCTTTGCACAATTAGAACGTGAAAATATTAGAGAAAGAATTAAAATGACTTTTGCAGAAAGAGCACGCCAAGGCTTGTATCACGGTGGCAGTTCTATTCCATCAGGATATTATATGGAAAATGGAATGTTGAAGGTTAACGAAACGGAAGCATTTGTTGTAAGAAGGGTATTTGAATTATATTCAGAGGGATTTAGTTACGATAAAATAGGCGATTATATTGTTGACAATTATTCTGGTATGTTTTCCTTTTCTCCTAGAAGTATTCCCCACATGTTAAGAAATTCTATTTTTAATCAGAAAATAAAACATTATGAAAAAGAATATCAAGGAGTTCATGAAAGAATTATTTCTGAAGAACTTTGGGATAAAGTTCAAGCCCGTTTAAACAGAAATTCAAAGATCGTTCGTTCCGGTAATTTCACGTTCTTGCTTACTGGGATAATCTATTGTGCTCATTGTGGTGCTAAAATGATGGCAATGCGTGGTCCTAAATTAAAAAGTGGAAAACGATATGGATATTATCAATGTTATTCAAAAAGAGGAACCCCAAAATACATGGTTGTTGACCCTAATTGCCCTGCACAAAAAACATATAGATCTGATATGATTGAAAAACATGTAATAGATAGTCTAAATAAATTAACACTGGAAAAATTTGAAGAAATGATCGATGATACTCAGACTGACACTCAGAGCATGAAAAAAGAAATTGAAGAGTTAGATAAAAAGTTGGATAAATTAATTGATCTATATACAATTGGAAGTATTCCAAAAGATATGTTAAGCGTACGAGCTACTGATTTAAGTAAGAAAAAGGCCAGCTTGATAAAGACTGTAAATGAGATTGAAAATAAAAATATCAGAAAGAAAGAACGGTTTGCTTTAGACCAAACGAAGAAAATTGAAGAACTTAAAGATTTAGACTGGGAAAACACTAGTGTCCAAGAAAAAAGAAAAATAATTTATCCTCTGATTGATAAAATTGAGGTAAGTAAAACTGATGTTATCATCCATTGGAATGTTTAATTTTTTGTTTTA